AGTGCCTTCTTTTTTGTTGCAAATTGCCTGTTTTATGTCTTCTCCTACATTCCATTTTTCATGATTTTTAGCTTCAAAACTGAAAGGAAGCAATTCCAAAGCTTTTCCTATAAGAATGATATCAACTCCATGCTGTCCCATACCTCTTGAAGCAATTAATTCATCTTCTCCCCAAGGTATTTTTGAAAGGTCTGAAAGGTCAGCACAAATTTGATTTTGAAATTTCTTACCCTTATTTTTTGCTGAACGAGATTTAATAGCCATTAACCCAACCTTTCCATTTTTTCTTCCCATTCTTCCTGAGAATAAACTTCAAAACATTGATCAGGACAAGCTTGTTTGAGTCCTTCTAAAACTGTTTCTAAAGCATCAGGATTACATTCAATGCGATCAGCATAAATATTACAATTAAATAAAGGCTTACAATGACAATCTACCATATTCCTACGAGTAACTATTACAGCAGGTATTAACATTAAAACCTCCCTTCAAAACAATCTCTCCATTCATTAAAATTATCTTCTTTTAAAAAAGAACGAAAATCAAAATCAAGAAAATAATATTTTAATTCCTCCACATTAAAATCATTTGTAAAATATTTAAAAACTTCAGTGCCCTCTTTAGGAAGAACTACAAGAGGACTGTTCACCTTATAAAGGGTATCAATTTGTTCTTTTATTTTAGAATAAATTTTACTTTTTGTTCCCAAAGTTTTTGTCAAATATTTAATTGCTGTTTTTTCTGCACAACCCTCAACACCAGAAACATTATCAGATTTACAGCCTGCAATAATTTTAACATCAGCCCATTTTTCAGGATAAATTCCCCATTTTTCAATGAAAGTTTCTTCTGTTATAAGTTCTTTTCCTGTCCACATAGAACACAAATCAAGTAATTGATACAGATCACCATCATTGCTCACAACAATATATTCTGAAATAGGTTCATCTAATACAGTTGTAGCAATCATGTCATCACCCTCATACCCTTTCTGTTCTCTTTGATTCCACCAACCCACAGAAGGGAGAATTTGTTTTTTAAGCAAGTTTATTTGCTTGTACATGGCTTCACGTTGTTTCTTTTCAATATCTGTAAATTCTAAATTTCTTTTTGCTTTATATTCCCGATATTCTTTTTTACGAAAAGAAACAGGAGAATCCCAACAAAAAATGAGATCGTTTGTTTTAAATTTTTTCATTAAAGAAAGAATTTCTTTAAAAAAACCAAAAACAACACCAGTAGCCATATCATTAAAAGAAAGACCTTGAAGAGAGAAATTAGCTTTGAAAGCTATATAATTTCCATCAATAACTAAAACAGGCATATCCTTAGAAGCTCCAACTTTTTTCTTTTTTTTCTTCATAAAACCTCTTTTTAACAGGCAGAATATCTGCCTGTTAAGTTAATGATTTATTTTCTAATCAAAGACTGCACTTCATCTATAAGCTCTTGAGTTAAAGAAGCTCGCTCTTTTGCTGTTGATTTCTTATCTAAAAGCAAAGTCCTTTCGATACCTATCTGTAAGGGTTCAAATTGCTGTTCTTGTATTGTTTTAGTCACTTTTATTGTAAGTTCTTCTTTCATCTTAAAACCTCACTTTCTTTTTACGTTCCATCCTAAATTCTTCTTCAATTTCTTCCCACATATCAATAACATCTTCTCTTAATTCTTTTTCAAGATTTTCTTTTTCAATATAAGCTATAGCATCATAAATATTTGCATATTCTTTATCTACAGCAGGATATTTACTGTTACGTGTGACATCTTTTAGCCAAACTAAGTTACCTCTAATGTCATCAATACCTACATTGAAAACAATAAATAAAGGAACTTTTTTAAAAGGTTCATCAACAGAAGATTTGACAACCTGCACAGCAGATTCAACACCAATAACTTTTTTAATAGTTTTACCTGTTTTTATTTTCTTCTGTTTCTCTATCTTACCTGATCTTGAAATATAAAGACGTAAAGAAGCATGAAACTTAATAGCATGCCCTCCAGAAGTGACATTCTGACCCATATCTCCTGTTCTTATTTGATTATTAAACCAAACAATCTTAAAAGGATCAGCAATTTGTCTTGAAATAATACGCATACCTTGAGAAAAATCTTTTGCTCTTTTCTGACCTCTTTTATCACCATCATCACTCATTTCAAGTTCAGAAGATAAAGCTGCTGTAGAATCTGCTCCAAACAAATGAAGTTTTTGTTTGTCTTCGGGTTCCCAATTTCTAAGCATGCTTATCATTTCATTAACTGTATCAGGTCTTTCATAACCTGCTGAACCTAAATCAAGACCATAAATCTCACAATACGTTTTATCAAGACGTGCTTCAGGGTCACAAATAGTAACAGTTCCTTTTTTATTTTGAATACTTGCAGCAACATCTGAAAGAAGAGCTGTTTTTCCTGCAGAAGAATCCCCAAAAGCTTCAACAAGTATGCCTCCAGGAAGTCCTCCGCCTCTAACTCTATTACCTGAAATAGCAAGATCAACTAATGTAGACCCTGTAGAAACTACAAAATCAGCATTTATAGGAGTATACTTTTTCTGTATTTTTTTATTTTTAGAGGTTTCAGTTATTTCCTCAACAACTGTTTTTGTTGTTCTTTTAGCCATTTTAAAATCCTTTTAGGGGGAAATATCCCCCTTTGTTATTTATCTTCTGCGTCTTCTACAAGTAGGTTTAGGAGTTTCTTCCTCTTCTTCCTCTTCTTCTTCCTCTTCTTCTTCCACTACTTTTTTACTACGTCTTCTACGAGTAGGTTTAGGAGTTTCTTCCTCTTCTTCCTCTTCTTCCTCTTCTTCCTCTTCTTCCTCTTCTTCCTCTTCTTCTTCCTCTTCCTCTTCTTCCTCTTCTTCCTCTTCTTCTTCCACTACTTTCTTACTACGTCTTCTACGAGTAGGTTTAGGAGTTTCTTCCTCTTCTTCCTCTTCCTCTTCTTCCTTTACTTTTTTAGATTTTTTAGTGCTTGTTTTCTTTGCAGATACTTCAGAATCTTCTGTCAAAGCAGATATCTCTCCGTCAAGAAAAGATTCAATGAGGTCGTCAGAAAATCCAAGACCTCTGTAAAAATCTAAAGCTATTTCTTCATAAGAAGGTTCAATCAAATATTCATCTAAAACAAAAGCTTCTTTAAGTTGCTCGTCTGTAATTTCATAGGGTCTTTCTTCAAAACCAAAACCCTTATATTTTGTATTGATTCCTGCACCTTCTCTACTAAAGGAAATACTTTGTCCAATATCAGGATCAGAAAAAGGAATGAAAGAACCTGTTCTTTTATTACGTGCTACAGCCATAATGTTTTCTTCTGCAAGATAATGACTTGCTTCCCAAACCTGAATGCCTTTTGCTTCTTGTTTACTGTCATCATAAACAATAACATTATAAGCAACTCTGCGTTTAGGCATCATAGGTTTTAGTTCATCAAAGGCAGCTCTTGAATTATCCTTCGCCAATTGCTTATTGACCCATTCACATACAGGACAACGCTCTCCTCTTGTTTTTTTAGGACAAATAGTCATCCCTCCATTAACTCCTATATCTCTATGAACCCAAACTTCAATACTGTATGTAGGAGCTTTTTCAGGTACTTGAGGATGATTTTTTCCAGCAATAAAAGGGATGATGTCAATAATATGATCTCCCTCAGCAGGAGACCAGCTTTTTTTTCTTACTTCATCTTTTAAGTAAGAACTGAAAGTGCCTTTTGAATCTTTTCTTTCAAAACTTTCTTCTGTTCTTTTAAGAAGAGCTTCACTTGAAAATTGTGATCTTAATGAAGATGTTTTCTTTTTAGCCATTTTTGTTTTCCTTTTTCTTTTTTAAATTTTGCAAACGTTTGTTAGATTTAAGTTCCCTTGTCTGTTTTCTTTGAAACAATTCAGTTTCGTACCCTTTGTTAAACACCCCCTCTTTAGGCTCTGCATGCCAATTCTGCACCCATAATGTAGTTAAATTTTCAAGAGCTTTCTTTTTATGATCTAAAGCTGTTCTTGCTGCCTGTAAAATATTAACATCTTTATTCAATTCTATTAATTTTCTATTAAGAGCAATAACTTCTTTTTCTGTTTCAATATAACTTTTAGCAACAGAATCTGTAGGTTTTTTATCAAACCCATAATTGTCAAAATTAGATTGTAGATCAACAAGTATCTCTGCTTTTACAACCTCTAATTCTTCTTTACATTTATCACGCTCTGCAATTGCATCAGCATGTAGAGAAGAATATTTAAGATATAATGAACTCTGTTTAATCCATTCTTTATCAAGCTCATCTGAATCTAAGAAGATATCTTCTTGATAAGACATAAGCACCTCTTTAATTTACGAATAAATTACCTGTTAAATGAAAAAATGTTTTTTGATAAATTGTGAAATTTTCAATATCTGCTAATATGTACCTTTTCTTTAAATCCTCTTTCATTGTATCAAAATCTTCATAAAGACCTATACAATTTGCGTGAGCATTAAAAACAGCATATTGTTCTTTTTGTTTTTCTGTCATAATAAGTTCCTTTCTGTTTATAGTGTTTTAAAACAAATTAGCAAAAATCAAAGCAAAAATCAAAGTCACTGAGAAGCTGATATTTCAAAATAAGCTGTTTTTGCTTTGATTTTTGCTGTTTTTCACTTATTTTCTTCGTTTTTCATTTTTTTATATATATTTTGTACAAAATATTTTCTTGATTTTTTATTTCATAAATATTCCCTGTCTTAGCAAATAACCCCTCTGATAGTGTATCAGGGTAATCTTCTAAAAATAAAATAGAAGTGATACCTGCATTTAAAAGCATCTTTAAACACGTAAAACAAGGCTTGTGTGTACAGTAAAGTTTTGTGTCTTTAGAAGATATTCCTTGCAAAGCACATTGAGTTAAAACATTTTGTTCAGCGTGTACTGCAAAGCATTTTTCACTCATCTGTCCTGAAGGAATATTGTTCTCAAGTCTATAACAAGTTTTACAATGTTCAGTTCCAGAAACCTGACCATTAAAACCAGTAGCAATAATACGTTTGTCTTTAACAAGTATTGCTCCTACTGATCTACGTAAACAAGTAGACATTTCTGCTGCAAGTAAGGTATTTTTGAAAAAATATCTATCCCATTTATTTTTAATCTGTTCTATTTTCTGCATAATAATTTCTCCAACTTCTTTCAGGGTGTTTTAATTTCCACAACAAAAAACTTTCATAGATTTCTTCACAAAATTCTCCAAAAAATTTACGTGTACCTTCATAGCCCCCTTTATTTTTATAGGCAGCAACACATTCTTCTTCATGAGTGATAAACCATTCTTCAAATTTTTTATTACTTTTCAAATTCTTTACTCCTTTCTTTTTTTATATTTTCTACAGTATTCCCTTTGACCCAAGCAATAAAATCTTTCTTTACATGCAAAACTGTGCTATCTTCCATTTCATAGTAATGCCAATTTGTAGTTTCTAATTCCCTGACATATCTACCAGTGAATGTAGAAACACTGCCATCTTTGTAACAAATAGTAATTTCTTCCATAAATCCTCCTAATCTAAAAAACAAGCTTTAAAGCATGAAAGAGACAAACCAGCTTTTCCAGAATCAAAATAATTATTTTCAAAACATTCAATTATCAAAGCAGCTCTTGCTCCTCCATTATTTAAAAGTACTGCGTTCATATAACCTAAAACAGCTCTACGAACAGATTCAGGCTCTTCTTTTAAATTTTTAACTATATTTTTAACTTTATTCCAACCAGAATCCCCCTGTGCTTTAAGAAGAGCTTGACAAAGTTCTTTGATATTTGCATTATCTTCAACAGAAATCAAACTAAGTATTTCTGTTATAGAACTTTCTTCTTCAAGATTCATTATAGTGTCCAAAGTTTTTAAAGCTAATCTGCTTGAACCTTCACATTTTTCAGAAATAGTTTTTAGATGTTTTTTGTCAATTTTAATTTTTTCTTTTTTACAAACATCATTAAGCAGTTTTAAAATTTCAGAAGGTTGCAAAGAATTGAAATGCAAATGTGTAGCTCTTGTCTTAATTGCAGCAGGTACTTTATCAGGTTCTGAAGTTGCAAGAATAAAAAATGTGTTTTTTTCTGTAAACTCTAAAGGCTTATTCAAAGCTTCAAAAGCTGCAGGGGTTAATTGATGAACTTCATCAAAAAAATAAATTTTAATACCACCATCTAATGCAGGGTATTTACTTTCTTGAATAATTCTTCTTACATCTTCTAATTTACGTTCATTACTTGCATTAAACTCAAAAAAGTTAGAACATTGAAGTTCTTCTTTTAAAACATAAGCCATAGTAGTTTTCCCAGTACCAGGTTTTCCTGTAAACAAAAAAACTTTAGGCATCTTTTCAATAGGTCTGTCAAGAAAAGAAAACATCATATCAATAACACTTTCATTACCATAAAGGTCATCAAGGTTTTTAGGTCTATATTTTTGCTGTAAAGTATTATTTGTGTTCTCCATAATTATCCTTTCTTTAAGAGTTTATTGTTTTTTATTTCATATTCAGACATTTCATTAAAATTACCATCAACTTCACTAAGTTCTATATCAATTTTATAAGGCACAGTTATCCATTTAAAAGTTTCTATAGCTTGTTTTTCACAAACTTCTTTTGTTTTTTTAAGTACAGAAACAACTTCATCAGGATGAAAATCAAAAACGAGGGAATCGTATACCTGACATATTATTTTTGTTTTATATTTTTTCTTTTCTAACCATTTTTGAATTTTTGTTCCACACCACATTAAAACAAAAAAAGCAGTTCCCTGTATAGGCAAGTTTGTTGTTTGCTTTTTATCTAAAAGACCTTTATATCTAAAACCTACAAAAGAAAAAATTTCTCCTTTTTTTATATATTCTTGATTAATAGTTGTTTTCCATTTGTCATATTCAGGAAATCTTTCTTTCCACATTTTTTCTTCAACAGATTTTAAATGTTGCAGAAATTTTTGTTTAGTCCCTATGCCTTGTTTTTTAATATGCTCTCTTAAAAGAGTGCCTGAAACAGTTTCTAAATCCAAACATTCTTCCCACAAAACCTCACCACAAGAACCATACCAATCACCATAAAACTGAGGGAATGTCCATTTATTTTTAGCATAAAAACGAATTTCTTTAGTGACTTCATCTGGAGACAGTTTCCAAATATCAGCTCCATTATCTCTGTGCATGTCAGCATCTTCATTTTGTAAATAATGAATGAAATTAGTGTCCTGATGATAACAAGCTGATGTTGATACCTCAATCCCTGAAAAATCTATTTCGCCTAACCTGTGTCCTTTTGAAGGTCTCATGCCCTTTCGTATAGCTTCTTTTTGTTCCTTGTTTCTTTTAGGTATATTCAAAAGATTAGGATCATAACAAGAAGGTCTGCCTGATAAAGCTACTGAAAGAGAAAAAGCAGGGTGTACTTTGTTTTTACAAGCTTCTCTTTGAAATTGAGAAATATAAGTATCAGCGAGTTTTTGTTTTTTTCTGTATTTAAGAAGCAACTCCCCTGTCCAATGACCTAATTTAAGCAATGCTTCTTCATCTGTAGAAGCAGCTCCTGAAGCTGTAGTTTTAAAAGGTTTTAATTTTAAATGCTCAAAATAAAACTTTTTTAAATCCTTTCCAGAGTTCCAATTAATTTCAGAATCGTATTTATTTACAAAAGAAATAGCTTCTTGACTTTCATTAAGAGTCTGTATTATTTCCTGCATTTCTTTATGTAGTTTTTCCTGTGTTTTCTTATAGTACTTTTCATTAATAGGAAAACCATTGATACTCATTTTAGCAAACCATTTCATACCCTCCATATAAGTATCAAAAAGAAACTGCATTTTTTCAGGAGTTTCCTTTTTCTGTTCAAAATAAATATGATAAGTTATTCTTGCATCAGCAGCACAATAAGTAAGCTGATCAATCAAAGGCATTTCATCCATTTTGTTTAAACCGTATCCAGAAGAACTTTCACTTTTTATGTACTTTTTAGAAAAATCTTCATAACCACAAACACCAAACCTGACAAAAGCTTGATGTTTTAATCCTGTTACTTTACTTCTAGGGTCTAAAAGATGTTGTCCTATTTGAGTGCAGTAATCAATTTCAGGCATTTTTTCAAATTTAAAGAAACTCCAACTCCATTCAAAAACAGCATTTTGAGCTATCTTAAATATTTCTTTGCAAGAAAGAATGTCAGCTATTGCATCTTCAATATCTAAACTCTCTTCCTCAGAAAAATGACAAGCATATCTGACAGGAAAAGCATAAGTAAAACCATCAGCACAAATAGCAGCTACTGTTATTTTTGAATCTTCCTTATGAGGTTTTAAAGCTGTTGTTTCATAATCAAAAGCAATGACTTCTGCTTTTTCATAAATATCGCCAAGAGCGTCCATGATTTGATCATATTTATGAAGCAAAAAAGTTTTTTCATAAGGATTAAATTCAGGCAACTTTACAGGGTTTTTAATTAAATCAGTTAATTTTTTTAAGTCTCTTTTAAATTCAGAAGCAACATTAGGTGTTTGTTTTCTATTTAAAATCTTAGAAAAATCCATAGTAAAAAAACACCAAGCATTATAATCTAACAAAGGAGCTTTAGTTCCATTTAAACTGCTCTCAGCAAAAGTGCCTAAACTCGTAAAAGAAGCACAAACACTTTTAATTGCAGAAGTACCACAACAAACAATAATTTTAGGCTTCAAAGTATAGATATTATCCTCAATCCTGCAAGAACAATTTGAGATAACAGAATCTGTAGCTTTTAAACTTCCTAAATGACATTGAACACAAGGAACGTACCAACAATCCTTTAAAAGATCAATACCATTTTCCCACAAAATATCATCAAACTCTTGAAAAGTGTCAGTTTCTTTGTTTCCTGCAGGGGGACCAACAATCAAAACTTTCTTCTTTCCTTTTCCTATAGGCTCTATAAAAGAAGACTGTGTTTTTTGATACTTTTTACATTTTTCACAAGTCTTAGAAATCGAATCTCCAAAAAGCATAAATCACCCCATAAAGCAAAGTAAATATTCAAATGCATTTTCTTTCACATACAAAAAAGTTTCAGCAACGTAAATTTTTGCAGAATGAGATAACATGTCCTGCAATAAAACAGGGTTTATATCAAATTCAAGTTTCTTTCCTTTATAATTTTCAATAACATCTGAAAGTTCAGAAAATCCTTTTACACTTTCAGAAACAATTGAAAGTTCTCCTTCTTCTGAAATAAGAACATTAACAGAAACATTTGCTTCATCTGAAAAAACAGAAAGAACAGGAAGATCATTTGCAAGTTCTTTAGGAAGAACAAAAAAATCATCTGTTTCTTTAAAATCAAAAAATTGTTTAAGAGCTTCTTCTTTAGGAAATTTTTCTTTCACATCAAATAGTTTAACTCCTAAAACATCTTCTTGTTTGTTTTTAAAAAACACCCAATTATTCTTAACAAATTGATCAGCAATCATAACAGGATCAAAAGCAATAACTGTTTTAACCTGTTCTTCAGGCAAAAATATTTCTTTTTCAATGTCAGAATCAATAAAATAACGCATCATTTTAATTCTGTCTGTTGCAAATATCTGATTTTTTGTTATTTTTACACAATAAAGACCATACAAATTATTTAAATTCTTTGAAGCACAAGTAGAGCAAAGTTTAATGCCTTCCAAAAAATTATCAGGTAATTCAAAAAAATCTAAATTACCATAAGAAAGTTTTTCATGTGCTTTAAGCACTGTATTATCCTGCAAAACAGGAATTTCTATGAACACCTTGCCTGCTTCTATAGTAAGAATGCTTTTATCTTTTTTTAAAGTAAGAGTAGCAACTCTTACCTTTTTTAAAGCTTCATATAGACTACTACCATAAACAACAAAATCTACTCCTAAATCAAATTTAACAGACACTGAAGTTTTATCATTATAGCTATAAATTCTGCCTTTATCTGAAACAATGAAACTCAACTCTTTACTTATGTTCTTTTTTGAAACACCAGGCATTACTTTTTCTAAAGCAGATAAAAAATCAATTTTATTTATTTTCATTTTCAAAACTCTCTTTCTTTATTTTTAAAAGGTTTTCTGTTTCTTTGAAAAAGAAGGAACTTAAACGATTATACTTTTTATGTGTTTTAGTTACTTCTTCAATAAATCTTTTTTCAATATTAATATCGCCCATATGAATAAAGTTACCAGCATAATAAAAGTGCATTAGAAAAACCTCCTTTTTTTATACTTCCATTTATTATTAGGATATTTAGGCTGCCTGTTGCACATTTCAGCATAAAAAAGGTAATTAGCAATATTTCTATAAAAATCAGAATTAACAACACCTTCTTCAAGAATCCTTTCAACTAAAATTTTTTCTTTTCCAAACTTTTTTTCATTTTCTTTGCAAACATAATCTTCTGAAACTTCAAATATTTCAGATTTGCCTAAAGGAACATTTATGCTTTGCAAATATTCAGAAAAGATTGTTTGTTCTTTTTCTGAATAATATTTTAAATGCAACATACCTTTAAAAGTTTTAGAAGGTCTTACTGAAACAAAAAAAACATAAGGAGATTTTTCATAGTTAAATTTTCCTTCTATTTTTTGAGGCATAATAGTATATCCATTAGTAGAATAACTCACAGGAGAACTAGAATCTACAGAATACCAAGGATATCTTGCTATGAGTTCAGGACTAGCCATACCAAAACCATGTACTTTACAAACAGGATATCCTTTTTTATCAGTAAGCCTGTCCCAACAAGCATCTAAAAAATCAACTCTTAAATTTCTTGAAGGATTTCCTGCCATACCTCCTAAACAAAAATAAGAATATTTCTTGCACCAATCTAAACAAAATTCAGGGTCTTCCATATGAAAAACAGGTAAAGGGCTTAATCCTTCTTTTTCCATTATTTTTTGATTTTCCCAACTTTTTTCATAATCCCCTATGACATCTAATACAGCATAAGCTGTTAAATACTTTTCATTCTTTTTGATAAAGGATATGTAATCTTCAAGAACTACAGGCTCACCTTTTCGTGAAGCAGAAAAAGCTCCTGAATCAAGAAAAAATTTATTAATCATACCAAAAAATCTCCTCTTATAGCTTTATCATCATAAAAAACATCATATTGTAGCTTATCAAAAACGATACTGTGAAAAGGTATCTGATGTTCAATAAGCCACTCACAAGTAACCTCAACATCTAAAGGCTTTCTTGAAGTAAAAAGAACAATTTCTCTCCCTTCTTCATAATGTGATTTCAACAAATTAATCATACTTTTCTTAGGGGTTCTTGTTGCATAAGCTACAGGATTAAATCCTTCAGTCTCATAAGTAAGAGTACCATCAATATCAAAAGCTGAAACTTTCGCTCCTGCAGGAGCTTTTTTGTTGAAATAAGTATCTTTATTCACAGGGTAATTATCAAATAATTCAGCTATTCTTTCTCTTGAATACAATATAGCTTTGCTTATACTTTTTTGACGTTGCTTATCATATTTTATAAAGTTTTTTTCGTAAAACTTCATAAGTTTTTCATTCTTAAAAAAAGGCATTTTAGGGTCAATAATGTCATTATCAAAAAAAGCACAGAAACGCCTGAAACAAGAACGACATTCACCGCACCACTTCTCACTTGAAGAATGATAACAAGAACAAGTTTTGAACAGTTCTTCTTTATCTACGCCTCTTTCTAATAAAAAGGAAACAACTTCACTTTTAGTACTTCCCCAAAAAGGAGAAACAACTTTTACAGTTTTTGAGTGTGTTTCATTAAGCATAGCTGTAATTTTTGCAAAAGCTTCTTTAGTTTTATCTGAAACATTGTCATCTTTAAGCCCTGCCATAACAATTTCATCTACTTCAGGGAAATGAAACAAAATGCCTAAAGCAAGTAAAACATTTCTATTAGGGATATAAGCTGAACTTTGATTTTCAAATTTAGAAAAATCAAAAATGTCTTCTATAATATATAATGAATCACCATAAAGTTCCCTAACAACTTCTTTTTCTTTATGAGTATACATACCCTTATAATCAATAAAAACAGGTATATTCTCCCACTCATAATCAATTAATTCTTGTGTATAATATTTATAAGCAGCAAAACTGTCAACTCCACCACTAACGAGTATTATTCTCTTCATTTGAAGCTCCTTTTTCTTTTTTGTATTTTTTAACTAAACGTATTGTTTCTTGTTTTTTTATTTCTTCAGGATATTTAAATTCTTTTAAAGCTTCACCACACTTTCTGTATCTTTTTTCTTCTTCTGAATAAAACATAAGCCCTCAATGAATGTATTTGTTAATAGAAAGAACTCCTTTTTTAATCGAATGTGCCTGTATATGCGTACACCACAAACAACCTGTACATTTATTTTTAACAGATTTTTTTTGTTTTATGCTCCATTCATCAAAACCTTTGTATAAATTGAGCATATCTAAATCAGAATACTCACAAAAATCATCACAAGGGCGTACAGAGCCATCACAATCAATAGTTATCCAAGAAGGAAATTCATCATAATCAGCACAGTTCCATAATTTTCCAGTTTTTTTAGCATTCAACACACGCATAAAATAATCTGTTGTAGGATGAACAAGAAAACCTTCTCTGCTCATAGTATCTATTTCTTTGAAAATATCTTCAAAAAGTTCATACTTGAAAGTTCTAAAAACATCTAAATCAGAAATGTAATCAGCACATTTAGAACCTATTTTACCTATATTGAACTGCATGATATCAAAAAAAGTCCAAATACCTTTACCTGACATCATTTCAATAGTTGCAGGTAACAAATGAAAATTTTCAGGAGTTATTGTAACAACTGCAGCAGCATCCCGTATTCCTTTAAGATTCACCCATTCTTCAAGATATTTTTTAGCTTGATCAGATTTAACTGAAACAGCTTTATCTGTTGTAGCAGGTGTGTAACTCATTGTAAGTGATTTAAGTCCTTTTCTGTACAAATATCTTAATTTATCTTCAAAAAAAGCATCAACACCATTAGTGATAACAGTGCAGGGTATTTTTAATTCATTTTCAGAAAAGGAAACTAATTCTGCAAGTTTTTCAAATTCCTCAAAAGGTTCAGCTCCATAAAAAGCAAAAAATTTACAGCCTAATTTCATAGCATTAAGCAAACCTTCTTTCCATTCCTCAATAGTTCTTGTGTTCTCATACCCAGTAGCCATAGCACAACCTGTGCATTTTAAATGACATTTTCTTGAAATCAATATTTCAGCTTTCACTATCTTATTTGTTTTCATAATTAAATCCTTGTGTTTTTAATATGAAAGAAAAATTCTTCTCTTGTTTCAGCATTTTCTTTAAAAGCACCAGTTAAATGTGAAGTAACAAAGGAACTGTCTGTTTGTCTGACTCCTCTTGAAGTCATACAAGAATGCTGCCCTTGAACAACACAAGCAACTCCTGCAGGGTCTAAATAATTATTTAAGGTACTTACAATACTTGAAGTAAAATCTTCCTGTAAAATAGCTCTTTTCGCTAAAGTTTCAGTTATTCTTGCTAATTTTGAAGCACCAATAACAGGAGAATTTTCTCCTTTAGAAGGAATATACCCTATATGCACAACATAAAAAACAGGCAATAAATGATGAGGACATAAAGAAACTGTTTTAATATTTGTTAACAGAATCATTCCCTCATATACAGAAGGGAAACTTTTTTCAAAATGTTTTTTAAGTTCTGTTTCTTGTTCTTTTTCTGAAAGAATAAATTCATCAAACATTTTAAGAACTCTTTGAGGTGTTTCCTCAAAGTTAGCGTCTTCTAAAGCATTAGGGAACTTAACAATATCTGAAAAAATATTATTCAGTATTTCTTGTTTTAACTTAGTGTCCATACTACTAATCTCCTTTAAGTTCTGAATCGTATTTAAAATATTCATCTATAATTTTGACGTAAGAAATACGTTTTCTACGAGAGGTTTCTTGACAAAATTCCATAAAACCATTCAAACGCAAATCTTTACGTAAATGTTTAAAATGAGCGACAACTCTATCAACAGAACAACCCAATTTTACAGCAATTTCTGCAGGGTCTCCTCCTTCATAACAAGCATCATCTAACTTTGCAGCAATAGAGTCTTTTGCATGTCTGTACCTTGATTTTTTATTATTTGAAAGATTATAAAACCTCTCAGTATCATACATATAAGGAGGTTTTCTTTTAGATTTAGGTATAAAACTGTTTTCTTTCTTTTTTTTCTCTAAAGTAAGACAGTAATCAATAACATCTTCAAAAAATTGATTGTCTGTATTTGCTACCACATTTTCAAAAAAATCTTGCAAATCTTTTGAAAGAAAATCTAAACCATCATTATCATCAATAATCTCTAAACAATAAATCAACCAACAAAAAATGTTCTTTTTATTTTTCTTTGTAGGCATATTAGGTAGCTGCAAAGTTGTGTTCAGTTTTGACTTTTTAATTTCAAAAACAAAATACTGTAACTCTTCCAAAGGAATTTTATCTATTTTAAGTTTTTGAAAATATTTCTCAAAATGCTTTGAAATCATTGCAAACCCAAAAGTTTATGTAATTGAAAATTAAAAACAACATTACTCATGTTATTTTCTTTACAAAAATTTTCAATTTCTTGATAAAAAGAAAAATCTGTCATAGAAACACAAAAACAAGGTGCTATAATAAATGTATGAAAATAAACAAAAGTTTCATACAGCTTTTTAAGAAAAGGAAGCTGTTTTAAATCACTAACAACAACTTTCATGTAATCCTGACTTCTAATTTTTTTTATAAAATCAGGCTGCATTTTGTCTGCATACTGCATTTTAAAATCAACAACACAAGGCACAGGGACATCTGTCCAGTCAACAGTGCCATTTGTTTCGACATAGCACATTTTGCCCTGCCTTCTCACATGCTCAATAAGAAATAAAACCTCTTCTTTTTGAAGTAAAGGTTCTCCTCCTGTAATACAAACAACATCAGTTTCAGGTTTAAAAGTTTTTAAATCAATGTATTCATGTTTTTGTTCTTTCATAGGAGTATCGCAATTATGTACCCACATATTATCAATTATATAAGAGTTATAAGGAGAACATTTTAAATTGTACACCCTTAAAGGTTTAGGTTGAAGAGAAGGAGGATAGTTAAGCCTGTTAACTTTTTTAATTGCTTGCACACAGTAACCGTTTCTTGCATTTAATTTCTTGTTATCTTTCCTTTCAGATTTCCAAAAGTTATACCCCATTTGATGAATACTGTAATGACAAGACTCACACACTACTTGTAAATTTTGCATCTCATCATTTGTTTGATCAAAATCTTTATGATGAACATCTAAACCCACTCCCCTGCCTTTTCCAGTCCTTTCTAAACTACTCTTTTTTCCGCAAACAGTGCATTTTGTGATTTCTTTATTTTTAACTTTTTGCTTTAAAAAGTTATAGTTTTTATTCTTACCCCCTTTCCAATTAGTATTAAGTTCTCCTTTTTGTCTTTCACTCATATTTTTTCTGAGTTTTTCTTTTTGATTTTCTGTTAATTTTTCCCAAGGAGATATATATATTCCTTTTTCTTGTTTTTTACGTATAGTTTTACTTATTTTTGCTCCTATTTGTTTATAATCAGTATTATCTCTTACTTTTTCTGCAACTTCTTTCCTTTTCATAGGATTGAAATGTTTGCAATAGTAAGATATTTTTTGATTATGATCTGAATGATAGATTTCATCTCCAACTTTAAGGTCTTTAGCTTTAACAAGCCCTCTAACAGTGAAAAAAGGATGTTCTTCAGTGACAAAATACAAATGATTCTCAATTTTTAATTCTAACCAAGTGTCTACTTCTCTATTTAAAGTTTCAACAACCTCAGTTTCTACAAGTTCATGCGTTTTTTGATCAAAAGTTAACAGTTTGTCCCCAATACTTACTTCATTTAATTTTTTATTATTCCTTCGTGAGTAAGTGATTTTAGGTATTTTTCTGCCAGGCTTTATACCAAAACAATAAGAACAAGAAAGATTGCATCCATAAAATCTAACAAAAGTGCATCTTCTTCCTTGAACTAAAGCATTACACTCACCAGAAATAGAGCTAAAAATAGTATCTATAGCAGCTTTCATTTTTTATCCTTTCTAACCCATTTACTGTCATTATTGTTCCATCTAAAACTACCACAATTAGGACATTTAGCAACATTAGTTTTACGAGGACTCCATTTATGCCCACATTTCTTACATTTTAAAGTAGGCAGTTCACTTTTTTTAAAAAAATACAAATTACAATTAGTGCATTTATGCCTGTATTCAGTTCGAGGAAAAAAAGAAGCCCCGCACATAGGGCAAGTTACCTTTTTTAAATTATTTTTAGCCATTTAACCCTCCTTATCTCCTTTATTAGGAATATATGTACATTTATTATTTTCAGTTTCTTCAATTGAAACTTCAAAAACATTAACATCTAAATACCCTTTAATATTTTCTACAATAAAATTTGCAATAATTTCTGCAGTAGGATTGTAGTTAAAAACAAAAACTTTTGAAGGTTCTTTAACAATAATTTCCATATTTTTAGTTATTATTTTAAAAACAAAACAATCTTTTTCATCAGGAAAAACAGGGTAAGAAACCAAAGAAACAGGAACAATTAATTTATGATCAAGAGAAGCACATATTCTTTTAAACTTTTCTTTAATTAATTTAAAATCAATCACCATACCATCTTTATTTAATTTTTCAGAAAAAACAGACAAAGTAACTTTCCAATTATGTCCATGTAATTCCTGACATTCTTCAGAATAAGAAGAATCTAAAATATGAGCTGCAGAAAATGTTTCCTGCACAGTTAGTGTGAACATACAACATTCCTTTCTTTTACAAGTGAAACTGAAATTAAGTCAGACCAGTACAACTCCTTTCCACAAAAACAAATAAGCTTCTGTGTCAAGCATTTTGAAGAAAAATGATTATCAATTAATTTTTCTTGCACATTTAAAGGAATTTCTTTTGTTTCTATAATATTCATTTTAGAAACATGTCTTTTACACTTAGGACAATAAAAACTCATAAAATTAACCTTTCGCATTAACAATTATACCATCTAAAAAAATTTGACCTAAATCTCTGTTTTCCAAAGTTAAAAGCTGTCTGTTAGGCATAAATTCTTTATAACGACAAAGCAAAACTTCTAATCTCTGTCTTTTCCAATATCTATCTGTTTCAATAAAATTATTAAATTTAAAATCACAACTGTTAACAGCTATGATAGCATCTACAGTCATAATGGCAGAAATGTCTTCTGCAAGATGTTCAGTAGTAAGTCTATTGCTGTTGTTACCTGTTCTGTTTGCTTGTATACCTGCAATACCTATATGATGTCTTTCCTTTGCTAAAGAAGCTAAACCCTCATGAACTTCTCCAATAGCCAATCTATGTTCAATGCTCTTTCTTTTCTTAAAAATTTGGGGATAATCATAAATAACAACATCAGGTATAAAATCTTCATAAGTTTCTAAATAATCTAAATCACGAATAACAGATTCCACTGTACAAGAACCTATAGGATAACAACGCAGTTTTGCTTTTCCTTTTGAATGTTCAGAAAATCCCTTCAAAATGTTTTTTGCATCTAAAAAATCAATAACCCCTACCTTTGTTTTTTTCAACCAAGTAGAAGGAATAAATCTATGATGTTCAGCAGTTCCTAAACATTTTGTACAAGGTTTGTGTCTAGGGAAATCTTCATAAGGACCGATCAAATTATCATCGCTTTGCACAGGAGTATTACTTCCAATAGAAAACTCACAAGAACCTTTTTGATTACGTAAACAATCAAACATAGGCACAGCCGAAAAAGGGTCTGTGTCTTGTTCAAAATTTTCAGGCATTTTTTTACCTAAAAGCATGTGAGTATATCTTTGAGTCCATTCATCTTCATCCATTTCACAAGAAACTATAAAAACTTTTAAATTGTATTCAACACTTTTTTGTGCAAAATACTCAAGCCAATAACTTTTCCCTACTTTAGCTCTACCATAAATACCATAATATCTACCTCTTTGTATAGGAGGCAAAAAAGTATCAAGTACATTTCTAAAACGAAGATCAGCAACAGTTTTCTTAAAAAACCAACTCTCAACTTTTGAAACATCATGTACATCAACAATTTCAGAAGTTTTTTCTTGAATAAGCTTTTGAGCTTCTTTATTAGCAAGAAGAGCTTCCTCATACATTCCTTTTTGTAGCAAAAATAACCCTTTCTCAAAGGACTGTTGCAAACTTCTTGCTTTAAGATATTCAAGTGCCTTTTTCTTAATATACACAGTATTAAAAGGTTTTTCTGCATACTCTTTTAATGTCATTCTTACTATTCTATATAAAACTTCAAACTCTTCTTTACTTAAAAAGTTTTTGTTTGCTTCTAAAATTTGCTTTATATTCTGTTCAGGAGCTTCTTTTGTTTTATTATAAAAATCTTTAATCCAATCTAAGCACAAGTAAACTTCAGGGGACTCGAGCCTACACACACTTAGGGGCTGTATTATTTCTGACAAAAATATTTTGTCAACAATGCAGCCTTGCAGAATAAGACGCTCTACGTTTAAATCTCCTTTTAATAATGTATGTATTTTGCTCATAAAAAATCCTTTTGTGTCAGTTCTTGAATGATAATAATAAAAAATGCCTTATAAGTCAAGTAAAAAGTAACTTATAAGGCATAAAATATGTCTTTAATTTTTACGTTTCAACATACTTTGCTAAATCAATTTTCTTTGAAGCATGGCAGTACACACAACAACTGTTACATCACTTCTGCCAAGGCATCATTTACAGTAGGCCGAAAAACGACAACCGCACTAAGAAATGGTGCACTATTCTTATTATCGCTAAACTTTAGTCTACCCTTTACAAAATAAACTTCACCTTTTGCACAAAAATCATGCCACCATCTGGTATCTACCCTTGCAGGAACAAGGCAAACAACAGTAGCCTTGTTTTCTTTGGCACTTTTAAAAGCCTTAGCTACCCATTTATCAATCCCACGCCCGTATGGTGGATTCATCCAGCACGTCCCTGTCCATGACTTTTGCAGAGCATCATCGTCAAGTGTATAAAATTGCTTGCATTTTGCATTTTCTGGCAAAGCACAAACATCTGTCTCAAATCGAAAGACGGAATCCAATTTATCAAAAAAATCTTGTGGCGTTTCCCACAAATCAGTTTTGCTCGAAAACATTAAATCTTTATTCATTAATTCACCTATCTTGTTTTTGCTATCATAAATTTTCCTTTTAACTCCCTACAGTAGGTCTTTTACCCCGTAACCTACTTTCTTAAAATTTTTACGTATTTTGTCATATATCTCTTCATATTTTATGCTTTCGACATCTTCAACCGGGAACATATTTCCCCTTTTAAGGCTGTCATTTAATTCTCCTTATTGAAATTTTCCCTGTATAAATTCAGGATATCTAATGTTTGTTAATAATTCAGATAGCAGATATCTCCATTCTACAAGCTTATGATTCTTCCTACTATTATACATATTTAATAGTGCTTCATAAGACATAACTATAGTTCTTCTATACAAATAAGCTTGTGGTAGCAGCTGTATGATTTCTCTCCATACAGCTTTATCTTTTGTCTCTTGCCATTTGAGTATTTTATAATTAAGTATGCCTGTAATCTGTTCCCACTCTAGGTTCCAGTTATCTACTTCAAAGTCATCTTTATTAAGTAGTCTACTACCTAGCTTGTGCATAGTACTAGATGTTACCCAGTCAGTTCCTATTTTATAGGTGTCTAATTCTTTCATCAGATACAAAGGCAATTCTACTGTAAAACCTACCTTCATCAACCTTATATGTTTTCTATGGTCTGAACCTGCTTTAATTAACTTCATAGATAGCTTCTTATCTTCTTCACCTATATGATAAATACCTTTACTATCATAATAGCTATCTGATTTATTATGAGAATCTAAGGGTAGTCTCATAGCATATATAGCATCTTCAAAACCATAACTTCTTATATTTGTAACTTTCATTATTTCTCCTTAATAATAATTACTGAGATATCTTTTTTTATTAAGAATAGTTTTATGAGCAGAAGATAACGACCAAGCTCACCGGCGGCAATGGAGCGCAGCGGAATTGCCGTCCGGTGCAGCGCCTTGTTATGCATTTCTATGCGTCTTCCACCATAAATAATCTCGGTTGGCTTTCAAATCTTGCAATTCTTTCTCTCGCCAGCTCACAATATTCATTGCTAGTATCAATGCCGATATATTTTCTATTCAATTGAAGAGCTGAAATACAAGTTGTTCCGCTACCATTCATTGGGTCAAGCACAATATCACCTTCATTTGACCAAGATTTTATGTGGTCTCTTGCTAATGCACAAGGAAATGGGGCTGGGTGTCCTTTTGCTTCTTGGTCTTCTGCCTTCTTTCCAACAACATACTCCCAAATATTTCCTTTAATTTTCTTTTTCTTAACTGGTTTAGCCATTTTTTTTCGGCTTTGCTCACCTTTAGAGTAGTTCTTGTATGTGGTTCCGTTTAGTTCAAGACCTGCATGCAGACAATCAATTTTAATCGGGTTATGAGTTTCGACTGTACCTTTGCTGAAAACAAACATATATTCAAAGATATTGTTATATCGCTTACGGTAAATTTGTGGTATTGGATTTGTCTTTTGAAAGATCATGGTGTCATGTAGATTAAAACCTACTTTCATAAAATGCAGAGCTTGCTTAAAACTTGTTCCTGTCTCGGAGCCTTTAATGGTTGCGTCTCCAACAACCCAAACGACAATGCCACCTGGTTTAGTTACTCGATGAAGTTGTTCGGCAATATCTTCAAATGGGAATACATATCCCTTGTAGGTTCGCAAGTTGTCGTAGGGAGGTGAAGTCACTGTAAGGTCAATTGAATTTTCATCAAAAGACCTCATTACTTCTACACAATTTCCTTCAATAATTTTGTTTGTAAACTCATCCATATTGATTATTTCACTCCAAATAATCCACTGTCAGAAATGGATTGAATGATTTTTATTTTGCTTTCAATCTTACTCATTTTAACTAGCTCTTTTAGGGCTTCATCATGACTCATCCGCATTATCTTTTCTCTTTCCGAAGCTAAGTAAGCCAGTCCTTCTTTTTTAGCAATTTCCGTAGATTCTGTTGCCGCTTCTTTTTCTTTTTTCCAAAGTTCCTCAATTATTTTAGAGTAACTCAAGATGGTCTTATTAACAGCCAACCAATAATCAACAGCATTTTTTGAAGGGTTTAATGCTGGTATTGTTTTAAATATTTCATACAAAAGTCCTTCTGCATTTTCATTGCCATCTTCAATTGCATAATTCACAAGAAGTGATAAGTGGGAATAGGTAAAAATACAAACGTTTCTTGTCGAAGCCTGTTTATAAATCTGACTGGAACGTGTCGGCAATTGGTAAATTGGGCAGACTACCATAGCGAATGGCTTTCCATGTTTCCATCCGTCCATTGCCTGAACCTTGAAGTCTTTTTGATTTTTAGCGGTTCTACTCAAACGAAATGCCTTTGCATCAGCAACAAAGCTGTAATTTTTTGCAAAAGCGTCTACATCAGCAACATCCGCTCTTTCCGTAAGAACTATACTCTTAAGCCCCATTTGTTTATAAGCAAAACACAAAAGGCTGTCAGTGTATTTTGAGTAAAGTTTTTCTTCGCTTGAATCGTGACTGTATGCTTCTGGGATGTTACCGCATAAACGCAAATGGTCTATCAGTGTGCCTGACCCGTATTTTTTTATTTCTTCACCTAGTTCATTCTCAAGTCTTTCTGTATCGTCTGTGAAATTTCCGCTCAATTTTTGGATTTCACTAACCCAATATTTCCTTTTCGCGATCGCGTTTTCTGAAATTATTCTCATCATTCTATTCCTACGTTGTTAAAGCTCATAGTAATTCCTCACGCCAACGATTATGCATAACATACTATACACAGGTATTTCTTCTCCTGTGTACAAAAAAACAATACTTCTGCCTATAGAACAATCAAGACAGCATAAAGGTAAACCATTACGTAGTTCAAAGGAAGTAAAAATACCTTGAGTTTTTTGTTTTTGCCATTTTTTCAAAAAAATAAAACAAGTAACAAATGAGTGTGTTGAATGTAAATAAGGACAACGTACACGCAATTTTTTCCAAGGAATAAACTTTTTTTCATCAAAAACAAAAAACATCAAAACTCCTAAATTTATATGTAAACAACTAGCTGCCCTGAAAACCTGCCTGATTTATTTTCTCTAGTAAAATGATTAAATAAATTTTTGAAAAATATATCAGAACAAAGATAAAACTTTTTGAAATCAGAAGACTGTTTTGACAAGAAATCAGGCATGATAGTTCTAAGTATGAAATTTGTCTGTGATTCATACATAACTTCAGTTTCTTCTGTAAGTCTGAATTTTGAAATAAAAAGATCATCCATAGTAAACAAACTTTTCGATATTAAATTTTGCAAAGAAGAATCTTCTTTATTATCAAAAATTTCAGGATATCTTTTATTTAATATTGAGAAGAAAACTGAATATAAATTATGTAATTTAATTTTTTCAGGGTCTGCTATTTTAGTGCCAGGATAACAATAAGCTAAAAATACAGAAACTCCATTTGAATAAGAATTTCCTATCAAAAAAGAAGTGATATCAAGAGATTTAAAAAATTTTTTAATTTTTAAATCAAAATTAGGATTTTTTAAAAGCATAACAAGAGAAGTCACTGCTGTTTTAAAATCTTCCACTGTATGCTTTTTACCTTCAAAAAAATTTTTAGGAAGTTTAAAAGGGGCAATAAACATACCATGTTCAAATAATTTACCATTCAAAAACTCTTTCAAACTTTTAATAGTTGTTTTAAGAGTTTTAGAAGGAGTAACTGTATCGACCTTGCAAGCACGCAATTCCTTATGAGAGTTCCAAAAATCAATCATAGTTTGTATATTTTTAGATATTGTGAATCTTTCTTTTTTCACAGATTTTTCCTTTAAAGAAAGAAAGGATGTTTTTGTTCTTTTAAGAAGACTTTGATGTATGTAAGCTCTTCCTTTAGCTGTTTTACGTAGTTCCACTAAAGTCATACAAACAGAACCTCCTTCTTTTTGTATTTGACATTTTAATTTGTATCTTAAATCTAAAAATTTATCTATATTAAGGCATTTTTTCAATTTCTGAGAAATAGAAAGAAGCTCAGAATATGTTTCAGCGTACTCTTCTGCTAACAAAGAAGCTTCATAATATTTTTTTAATTTAGGAGTGAAATCTAAAAAATCATCAGAAGGAGCTATTTTAGAAGCATTTAAAAAAGCAATAGTGATACATTTTCGTGTCCTGCGTACACGTTTAATGAACTTTTTCTTAATTAAAACAGCAAGAGTGTCCATTTTAACTCTTGTCATATCTGCATAATTTAAACGCAAATGAAAAGGAGGTAGTTCTTTAGGCAAAGTGCCTTCTTTTTCCTTTTTAAAATACTCATCCAAAAAATAAAAATAAATTTCACGTTGCCTTTTTGTAAGAACAGAAAAAGTAGAAGCAGCAAAAAATGTATTTGTAGGATTTATCGTAGGTAGTTTGCTTCTTGTTTTAATAAAAGGAAGAGTTTCAGGAAACACAAACTCAGAACTAAAAATAAGATCATCATCAAATTTTACTTTATTCAGAGCAACCAGCGACAAGGCAATGACTTCTTTTTCTATGAGCTTCTGTTTATCAAGAAGATAAAGGTCTTCTTCAATTTGCTTTTTGAGCTGTATAATTTGATTTTTATGAAAAAGACAAGTATCTAACTCTCCCAAAAAAGGAGTTAGTTTGCAATAGTGTAATACTTTTTCAGCATTTATAGAGTAAGAGATACCTGTAAAAGTATCCCCTCCATTTCTAAAAATAAGATCAAGTTCTTCAAGTCTTTTAAGAACAACCCATAAATGACAATCTCTAAAACCGCAACGATCAAAAAATATCTGTCTAGGAATGTAACCTGAAGCATACAAGGCATTAGTAGTATAAGTTCCATCAGGCAAAGCTTTAGGAAGGACGTGTGTCAGCAAAATACTAAAAACTTTAAAGTCTCTAGGGGTTAAAATCAAAGAAAGAGGAACTAAACATCTTTCAGGAGCTAAAGCTGCTAATTTTAAAAAAGAAGGTAATTCCTCTTCTGTGTAAGAAACAGAGCATTGTTTTAGTTTCTTACGTACCTGTAAATGAGCAAGAGATTGCCAAGGTATAGGTTTACGTGCCTTTTCAGGAACATAAGAAAAGAGATGTTCCCATCTATGAAAAGAATTTAAAATACCTACAGAATCCCCTTTAATAGAGCCACCATTCTCTAAAATATCAACATCATAACCAATCATAACAACCTCCTATAGTACTTCATCAGGGTGCAATACAGGAGATTTCAAGCATTGATAAATATCAGAAGGAAAAGCTCCTTTTTCTACAGCAGAATCAACAACATCAATAACAGTGTTAAGAGCTAGTTCATAATCACTATAATCTTTTGCAAAAGGAACTATCAGTTGAATAACAAACTCATTAACAAGGTTGTTTTTTTTAGGAGGAATGCCTGCTTTATCATGTTCAAGGAAAGCTTGTTCTTTAATAAAAGCAATAACATCTTTCAATTCATACAATTTCTGCTTTCCTTTTTTTGCAAAAGGAATAAGATCATTTTTAAGAATACCTTGAACATCTAAAACAGAAAATTCTTCATCAAATAAAATTTGTTCTACATCTTTTTTTGTAAGCATAATAGACTCCCAACAAAAAAGTTAAATAAGAAAAAAACAAAAACTAAAAAGATAATATTATATAAGGACACAAAAAGCAATAAAAACTTCATTTTTTTTATTTTTAAAAAACTGAAACCCTTATGAATAAAGAAACACAGCTCTATTTTGCCTCTATTTTACGTAAAGCAAAATAGAGGATTGATTTCATTATTATATATATATTATAATAATAAATATAATAATATATATATAATAATTCATAATCAAAAATTGATTGTTATTTTCCAAATATTATAAATAATATTTAAAAAATAAAAGATTTTCACACGCAACAAAAAACTACAAAAAAAATAGAGGATTGATTTCATTATTATATATATATTATAATAATAAATATAATAATATATAGATAATAATTCATAATCAAAAATATATACAAAGATACAAAAAACTATTGTATCTTTGTATATATTGTATCTTTATATAAAAGAAACAGAACAGTCGAATAAGTGCTTCGCACTTATTCTTTGTGTTCTGTTTTTGTGTTTGCTCCGCAAACACTAATATTTTTTGCTAACTATAATATAAATAATATTTTTTGCTTTAACTATATTTATTTGCAACTTAAACTTAAAGTTAACTTTAATTTTGCTTTAACTATATTTATTTGCAACTTAAACTTAAAGTTAACTTTAATTTTGCTTTAACTATATTTATTTGCAACTTAAACTTAACTTAAAGTTCAGTTTTTCTTCCAAATTTTGTGTTTGTGAGCAACAGATTTTTTAATCTTTGTTCATTGACATCTATTCTTATTTTGTCTCCTGTTTCTCCGAATTTTTTGAGTACAGTAAAATTGTTAAGTATTTTTCTATGTTTTAATGTCAGCAAAGAAAAAATTATTTTATTTTCAGCATTTTCTAATTCATGTTTTTCTGTCAATGCCTTTTTGCTTAGAAAAACATAACTTTTTGTATTTGTGCGTATAAGCTCATCTAATATTTCTGCTAAAAGAATCACTGCAAAATCATTTTTTGTGAATCTAAAAAACTGAAAAGGTATTTGCAAATAATTTTCATTATGTTTTTTTACATATTTTTCCCATTTATTCATAAATAACCTCCCACCATTTAGCACCTAACTCTTTTGCTTCTTTGCATTCTGAAAATTTACACAAATCTCTGTTTGTATATTTTGTTAATGTTAATAATTTTTTGATATACTTGTCCAATTCCTCTTTTTGTTTTTTTTCAAGTACATCAGTGTTGTTTGGTTTCTTTTTTTTATACAGAGTCTCCAGTATATCTAAACAAAGTGAAAGCAAAACTCCAGAAGAAGCTGAGTGCAAATATCTTTTTTTGAAATTTTCGAGCTTTTTCTCAGCTTTTTTTTCTCCTTGAGGTGTCAGTATAGGTGAGAAGGTTTTCGTTGTTTGTAGTCCCTGTTTGTAAGCATTTTCAGTGTGCTTGTAAAATGTTTTTGACAAACAGCCCCTTTGCTTATGAGCTTCTTGCATCATTTTTGTAATACCGCATCCCATAGCAATAGTAAGAAGATTTGCAATATAGTGTTTGTTTTCTATAGTTTTTTTCATAAAATCCTCTATTTATCCAAAAAGTTTTCAAAAAAGAACATTTGAAAAGTTTCTTTTTCTATTTTAGAGCCTGTGTTTATTTTTCTTTCCTTTAATTCCATTTTCCTAGCTGTCACTTTAATTTCTTTTGCAATTAATATTGCCATAATAAAAAAAATAAAAAAAGACATATTCACCTCTTGATCAATTGATATTTTATATATTTTGCTTCACTTTCTTCCAATTCCGCAGGGTCTCCTTGTTTCAAAGCTGTGTATTGTACATCAGGAATAAATAAAGAAAGTCTGTCAGCTAATTTACGTGCATTTTTTCTTGCACCCTCATCAAATAAAATTACAATTCTTTTTAATTGTAATTTCATAATAAGCCATAATTGAAATTCTGTAAAAGTTATACCTTGTAGAGAAATACAGCCATCCCCCATTCTCCATACATCAGTAACCCCTTCAACAAGCACACACTGTTTATTTTTAACTGTGTGAGTATTGTACACAACACTTGAAGTAGGTACTTTTACAGCTTCAATAACAGGATTCAGATATTTAGGGTCTCTCTTGTCAAAATAATCTCTTCCTGTGTATGAAATCAATTTGTTTTTGTATGTCATAGGTATTATTAGTCTATTATCAAAAGAAAGTCGTTGTCCTCCTGCAACTAAATAAGATAACTTTCTTGTCATACCTACATTGTACTTTATTTCTATATGTTTTTTATCAAAGTTTCTTTTTTCTAAAAATTCCGCTGCTTTTCCTGTCACCTTCCATTCTATTCGTGAAGGAAAAACAATCTTGTCATTATATGTTCTTTCTATTATTTTAATTTCCTGAGAATAATCAGAAAATTCTTTTATAATTAAACCAACTTCTCTATTTGAACATTGTTCTAAATCTTTTATAAAAGAAAATAAATTTGTTTTCTTTCCACATTGAAAACATGACAAAGTTTTATGTTCTCTATGTATACCTAGATGCTGCCCTTCTCCTCCACAATAAATACAATCTATGCCTATCCAATTCCTGCTTATATTTTTTCCTTCAGTTCTATAATAGATACCTCTACTTTCAAGAAATTTTTCTATGTTAAAAAAAACAAAAGACATAGCTCCTCGATCCTTTGACTAGTTTAGCCAACCCATTTCCCTGTAAATACGCTTTCTTTCTTTTGTGTGATCTCGAAGATATTTATGTGAGTTATCTTCAAAATCATAAATTTTAACTTTAGATTTATTTTCACTTTTTCTCAAACCTCTTCCTATTATTTGTAGAGTTCTTTTTTCATCTAAACCTCCACCTGCATTAATACAAACATCAATAGTATCAATACTTACGCCTTCATTCCAAACAGTAGAAGCAATTACAAAAGGTTCTTTTTTTTCTGTAAAAAGCTGTTTAATTTCATTTCTTCTTTCTTGAGGAGTGCTGCCATCAACAACAACAGGCTGTAAATCCCACATAACAGAAAGCCTCACAAGTTCCTCAATATGTTTTTTTTGTGAAGCAAGAAGCAAAACACTCTGTCCTTCCATCAAATGTTCATAAGCTTTAGTTAATGCAAAAATATTTCTATTTGTATTCATTGTTATACAATTGAAATACACAATTTGATATTTTGTGTATTTTTTTCTTCTTCCTTTTACAGAATGAGTTCCTAATTCATTATATATTTGAGTAGCGTCTGTAGCTTCTTCATAGCTGCATTTATCAAATGTTATAAATTCAACACTACCTTTAGCAAGAACACCATCTTTTGAAGCTTCCTTCATGCTGTAAGTATGTAAAACAGGCCCAATCAAAGCTTCAAGACATAATCTTTGTTTTTCTGTAGTAGGCAGTGTAGCAGTAAATCCGTACCTGATAGGGGCATTTGTTTTTAAAAGAACGTCTGCATATTGTGAATATTTTTTCTTTTTTCCATCAGCCATTATAGTGTTTATATGATGTGTTTCATCTACAAGAATAACGTCCCAATAATCCACATACTCTTCAATAAATTTTCTGTATGTTTGCACTGTAGTAACAGTAACTCTGCTTACTCTACTCTTACTTTTTGCTGAAGAATGTAATATTGTATGTTCAAAATTGTTTTTATTTAAAAGGTCTGAAATCTGCCACATCAAATCTTTTGTATGCACAAGAAACAATATATTTTCTTCGTTAAAGGCTTCCACAAGCCCTGTAATGACATAACTTTTCCCTGTTCCTGTAGCATGATGCACAACACCAGAACCTTTTTCAAGTAATTCCATAACAGCTTCTTTTTGATAATCCCTCAATGAAGTTTCTGTAGGTTCATCATAAAAAACTTCTCTTCTTTCATCCTGTATTTGAACTTTAATACCCCGACTTTTCAGACAATCAATTGCCCTTTGTAAAAGTCCAGAGTAAAAAATGTAACTGCCTTCTGTTTTGTTTATTAATACAACTCTTCTTTCTTTTTTTTCTTTACCAAATGGCCCCTGAATCCAATAACTATCAATATAACTTAAATCTTCGCTTAATGTTTGAGCTGTTGTAGGGGAGCAAGCAACCCAAACACTATCAAGCACTGTAAGTTTTGCTACCCTTCTTTTTTTAGGCATTTTATTCTCCTTCTTGAAACATCAATGCTTTTTCTTTTTTATTTTTAACAATATTTTTACAAGCTTTAATTAAAAGCTCTATATCGTTGTTTGAATAATCAAGAAATTCACCGCAAATTTCACAATAAAAACTTGAAAAATGTTTTATTTTGCCACAAGAACATCGCACACAATTTAAAAAATACACAGGAATTTCTTCTTGTTTTAATATTTCTTCAATATTAAGTTCATTATTTTCATCAAAAAATAAGTTATAATATTTTAAACCGATAAGTTCCTGCATCAAAGAATCCCCAATGACATCGTAAATATTCATTACAACATAGCAAAGAAGGTCATTCCCTTGTTTTAAAAACTCAAATACTTTTATATCTTTATCTTTATTCAAGGCAAGGTTGTTTGCCTTAGTGATTATATCCATTTACAGTCCCTTTCTTTGAAAAAATTCAAAAATTTCTGTATTATTTTCTTTTTGTTCGCTGCATTTTAGTTTTATATTGAGCAAAGTATTTTTTAAAGTCTCCTGCAATTCGTATGCTTTGTTTAAATCTTCATTAAGATTGTCAGGAAAATTTCGTGAAGCATAATTCACAGCAGGTTCATTTAATACTTCCTTCCAAATCTTGTTCATAATCAGTTCCTTTCAAATAAGTGTTTAATTTTTCATCATAAGGGAGAACAATCCCAATCTGTTCTTCAACTATTTCCCCTGATTCCAACACCCTAAAATTAATAAATTTTTTACAAAAATCTTCTGCTTCTTTTTCAGTTTCAAATTTCCAAATACCGAGTCCTTTTATAGAATCAAAAGGATGAAACAGAAAAAGACCTTTAAAGAACCCTTGAAAAATCCCTTTATATCGATGTTTAACCATATAAGACATATTTTCTCCTTTTATATTAAAGCTTTTTCCCAAACAAACATAACTTCTGCTATTTTTCTATCCAACTCAATTCTCCTGTTTTCATTTTGAACTTCTTTGACATATTGAGTGCAAGCACTGTTTATTTCCCATAAAGTTGCGTTTTTCGAAGGAATATCTGCTATTGAAATATTTTTATTGTTAAGTAAAGGAAGATTCAAAATTTTATCCATTTCTTTTTCAGAGAAGGGAAGTTCTTTTTTTCTATAAAGAAAGAAACTTTCTTCTATTTCAATTTTTTTCCATTTTTCCCACATTTCAATATATTCATAAAAACTATCAATAAATAAAGTTATTTTTTCAGAAAAAACAGTAATTTTTTCTAAATTACCTGAAAGATGTTTGAAAGAATCTCTTTGTACTTTTTTAGGTACAACAAGTCCATTTTCACATACAAGTTCAACAGCCCCCCATTCAATCTGAAAAGGCACACTCTTATCATAAGAAGTAAAAATCCGCACTCTAGGACATATTTTTGATTTATCAATTTCAAAAAATTGTTTGAATAAAATAGTAACAATACAGATAGCTTTATTTTTTGTTAATTGTATTGTTATGTTATTTTTTAAAGTTTTTAAATTTTCAAGTGTTTTTGAAGCCAGATAAACTGCTTCTTCATGAAAAATTAAACCATATTTATCCGAAACAATATTCCATTGTATATCTGAATTTTTATCTCTTAATAGTTTTTTACCTTCTATTGTAAAAGTATTTCTTCTGTCAAAATAAATAGGTTCTAATACAGGCTCAGGAAAACTTACATCAGGAAAATTTTCCCGCACATTTTTTATTATTTGTATTTTTTCCATAAAAATTTCCTTTTTAGTATTGACATCTATATTTTTCTAATGTATATAGTTTACAAGTTCCTTTTAAAAGGTGCTGTCAGGATGACCCAACACATTTTGCACAGCACCTTTTTTATTTGAACAATTTCCCTTTTTCTTTTTTAAATCTTTCAGGAAGAAAAACTTCACCATTTTTGTTTTCAAAAACCTCAACACCTTTTTTGTTTATAAGAACTCTTATATGTCCAGAAACTCTTGTAGGAGAAGTTTCTAATTCTTTAGCCAATTCTTTGATATTAACAGGTGTATCTCCTTCTAAAAGAGCCATATCAATTTTACCACTTTGTGATTTAAGCAAATGACCGAAAGCACTCTTTCCTTTTATTTCTTTTTTCTTATTTTCTTTTTCTATTTTAAGTTTTTCTTCTAACTTTTTATATTGTTTATAGCATTCCGCATAATCTTCATCAAATTCAAATTTACATTCTGTGTTACATTCAGAATTTTCTGAAGGATCAAATTCAAAACCACAAGCTCCTATAATTTTGTTTGTTTCTTTTTTCTTTTTAGGAGTAGTTTTCTTTTCTTTTATTTTTGCTGTTTTATCGAAAACTTCTTCTGCTTTTTTCTTTTTAGGAGCCGTTTTCTTTTCTTCTGCTTTTTCTTCTTCTGCTTTTGTTATTACATCCAAAACATCAACTGCTTTTTCTTCCTCAATCAAAACTTCTGCTGCTTTTTTTCTTATTTCAGTCCATTTCATATTTTCAATTTCTTCTTCAATAAAACCAGCTTTTATAAGTATTGCAGTTGCTTCTTTTTTGTTCATAGCCATTTTATTTCTCCTTTGCGTTGTTATTAGCTATTTGCATTTTTTATTTATGTTTAACATATAAAGATAAAAATGTCAAGTTATTTAAAAAGAGAAGTCACTCCTTCTCCGAAGTTTTCTTTGCCTTCTTCAAGATATTCAAGTGCTTTTTTTGTTATTTTTTCTTTTTTTATTATTTTTTCTCCATCAAAAAAATAAGAATTAGTTTCACTTCCCGAAATCGTAAATATTTCATTTTCAGGCATAACAACAATAAGCTGATCTCCGAAACTCTCTCCTTCCGTCACAGAAACAACTCCTCTTTCTAATATAATACCAGGAAAACTGTCCCCTTTATATTCCCCATAATGCAAATTACTATACAGGTCATTCAAATCTGTTCTTAATATAAGAAGACATTTATTTTTTGAAAAATGCCTTCCAGCAGCTAATTTTTTTCTTCCTGTTTTAGTTTTAATAATTTCACCAGTATATATCTTGGAACCAACAGCAGCTCCACTCACAGGAAGAAAAACTTGTTTACAGAATTGTTTTTTCTCTCCGACAAGAATAACAGGATTTTTATATTTAGGATTTTTGTCAACAACAGCTCCAAATTTGATTTTATTTTTTTCAATAGTAAAAATTTTCATAATACAGCCTTTCATTTTTATAAAATATCTTAAAAATCTTTTCATTTATAGGCAAATTTCAGCTTTTTATTAAAAACTGATACTAGGGCATAGGTTTAAAATAAAGTCTTGAAATTTGCCTTGTTTAGCCTATAAATATTTATTTTGTTGTTTTTAAAATAAACATCATATATCTTTTATTTTAAAAGGACAATATATCTTTCTCATATCAGCCTCCCCAGTTACCACAACATCTTTGACTTAAATAGTACTCTGCGGTGCAATCTGAAATTTGATATTCTTTAAGTATTTTTAGTGCTTCTTTATACTCTTCAAATTCATCCACTGTTTCACGATAATTTTTATCTTTTCTGTTTATATAGACTACTCTTTTCTTTTTCATATTAGTTCACCCAAAATTTTTGTTTGTTAAGGAGTCAATATCCGCCATTTGTTCTCTTAATTTTTCAGTAATACTTTTAATAGGTGTTTTTAATCGTTTAGCGAGTGTTATCAAAATTTTATTTTTGATTAAGTTATAAGGATAAGAGTCATACGAATATCCATCAGAAAAGGGAATTGTTCTCCATATGTCAGGACATCCAGTTTTTAAATAATACACGACATCTACACCTCTTTTTTGATCGTAATCTTCCCACAATACAAACTCTTCATCATCCAAGGAATCTTTATTTGTTAAATTTTCCCATTCTGATAACCTATTATACATAGCTTCTTTTAATCCACTAATTTTAATTTCATAAGCGTTTATAACTGTTTCTAGTATTACTGCATCTGATGATTTCATTTTTAATCCCTCCAAAATTTATGATTTTCCTGTCCTTCAAGTATGTCCATATCTTCACCTATTCTACCTATAACATAATCAAGTTGTATAGCTTGTCCTGTACAAGTTCTACTCCACCAAGTTTCACCAAATATTTCTACAAATACTTCACCATATCTTTTTAGTTTCTCCACAAACCATCCTGTAACTAACCACCATTCTAGGGGTTCTTTAAGTGTATCCTGTTCTTCTTCTAATTCTTCTACCATACTCTCAAGATTTGATATTCTGTTATTTAGGGTTTCAAATCTGCATTTTAGAGTATTGCGATATGTATAATTTATTAGTGTAGGTTTTTCTATCCGTAGTAGCTTATTTTCCGTTATATCTTTTTTTATTACTAGCTCGTGTATCTTAGTGTTTAATTCTTCCATTTCTTCTGAATTATCCACATACACGTTTGTCCATTCTGCTTCATCATAATGATGTTTTAACAGTTCTGTTACTAAATAAGATTGATTAGCTATCACTTCTCTGTCTACCAGTTTACTAAGCACTCTTTGATTGTTTGTTGAATGATAATTATGTTCCATATTATTTCTCCTTTGTTATAGTTATTCAATTATAGTTTCTTTTAATAACTTCTTTAAATTTTTATACAGTCCAATTCTTTGACTTCTTCTTTTCTATGAAATTGATCCTGTATT